AACTTTATTAAAAAAAGTTCTAAAAACATCTTGACATTTGTTATTATAACGTATATAATGAATATACAAACTGAGAAAACAACTAGGAGAATATTATATTATGGCACACGAACTTGAAATTGTAAATGGTAACGCTCAAATGGCATACGTTGGAGACTTACCTTGGCATGGACTTGGTACTAAGGTTGAACATGACCTTACCCCTGGCGACTTCCAAAAAGTTGCTGGTTTAGATTGGACTGTTGAGAAACAACCACTTGTTACTGCAACAGGTCTTCCAATCAAAAACAAAGAGGCGCTTGTACGTTCCTCTGACAACTCTGTATTGGATGTTGTCGGTACAGGATGGAATCCAGTTCAGAACTCCGAAGCATTTGAATTCTTCCACGAGTATGTGATGGCCGGTGACATGGAAATGCACACTGCTGGTTCACTGAAAGATGGACAAATGGTCTGGGCACTTGCAAAGACTAAAGAATCATTTGAGTTGTTTAACGGTGATGTTACTGACAACTATTTCCTCTTTACTAACCCACACCAATTTGGTAAGGCGATTAATATTCGCATGACACCAATTAGGGTGGTATGTAACAATACTCTTACACTGTCACTTTCTCAGAACGCTGATAAGATGCTTACGGTAAATCACCGTAAAGAATTTGATGCTTCTGAAGTTAAGGAACAGATGGGTATTGCTCGTGAGAAAATGGAACAGTACAAGTCGATGGCTGCACACCTTGGTTCAAAGAGGTATACTCCTGATAATGTAATCCAATACTTCAACGAAGTATTTGGTGCTCCTGCGAAAGAGAAAGTTGATGGTGTTTTACCATTTACATCTCGTAATTCAAAAGGTGCATTTGAGAACCTAGATGTGCAGCCTGGTGCTGAGTTTGCTCAAGGTACTTGGTGGACTGCATTTAACTCTGTTACTAACATGACAGACCACTTGCAAGGACGTTCTAACGATGGTCGATTAGTTTCATCATGGTACGGACGTAACCGTAAAGTGAAGTTGAATGCACTAGAAAAAGCACTTGAGTACGCTGACGCTGCATAAAAAAGTTGAAGAGAGGGGTTGCAATACCCCTCTTGGATACCTATATAATATGGGTGCTGTTCGTAAGTCGCCCAGTTGTCACAAACTAATGCTTACTCTGTGGCGCAAATTGGAGTTTGGTGGTTCTCCTAAAAAACCACCATTATAAATAAAAGTGATATGCTGAATAATCAGGTATCAAATGTATCTTGCTTAACAAAGGAGAAAAACATGAATACATCTTTAACTATTGACCCATCAAGGGTTAACACTTACTCTATCGGTTTCGATAGACTTTTTGATTCGATGCTTAATCATCCATCAAAAAACTTTACTTATCCACCATATAATATCGTGAAACATAGTGACGATAATTACACTATTGAAATGGCAGTTGCTGGTTTCTCAAAAGACGATATTGCTATTGAAACAAAAGAGAATACTCTTATGATTCAATCAAAGGATTCTGGTGTTGATAAGACTGAAGTGGACACTACAGAGTATCTTCATAAAGGTATTTCGCAAAGGTCATTCCAGAAAGCATTTACACTTGCAGAAGACGTTTTTGTAAATGGCGCTGATATGAAAGACGGTTTGCTTTATATCAATTTGGAAAGAATTATTCCAGAGGAGAAGAAACCTAAAGTGATTAAAATTAAATAAAGGTGTGGGGGGATTATCTCTTGACAATCCCCTCATTTTTTGGTATAGTATGTATAAATTGAAATAGGATGAAACAATTGAAATATAATAAAGAGATAGATTACAAATATTCAGAAGATAAGATTCTGGAAGAACTCAGGCAGTATATTGATAAAACATATTCTGCACATTATTCCCAAAACAGATTTCAAGCAACAGAATTCATCATGGACGGTGGACATGGAGAAGGTTTTTGTATCGGCAACATATTAAAATATGCACAACGGTATGGAAAAAAGGATGGCAAGAACAGAAATGACTTGCTAAAAGTGATACATTATGGTATAATGTCACTACACAATCACGATAATTATGGAGACAAGTGAAATGAAACTTAGTAATGATACACGAGAAGTCTTAAAGAACTTCTCAACAATTAATCAGAATCTTCTGGTTAAAAACGGAAACGTAATTAATACAATGTCAGCAATGAAGAACATTGTATCAAGAGCAACTATCTCAGATACCTTTAATCAGGAGTTTGCAATTTATGACTTGAATGAGTTCTTGTCTGCATTGTCTCTTTTCAAAGACCCATCTATGGCGTTCGATGAGAAAAGTGTAAAACTCAGTGAAGAGGGTGGTGGTTCAAAACTGACCTATATGTTCAGTGACCCATCTATCGTGACTGCACCAAAGACAGAAATCACTATGCCTTCTGTTGATGTTGAGTTCACATTTACTCAAGATACTTTCAATCAAATTCAGAAAGCATCTGCTGTACTTGGTGTTCCAGATGTGGTTCTCAAAGGAACTGCTGGTGGTGATATTACACTTACCACAACTGACCGTAAGAATGAAACCTCTAATGACTTCAGTATTGTTGTTGGTGAGAACTCGCCTTCAGACTTTACTTACTTCTTCAAGGTTGAAAATCTTAAACTTCTTTCTGGTGATTATAAAGTAGAAGTATCTCAAAAGGGTATCTCTCGCTTTACTAATATGACAAAGGACGTAGAATACTTTATTGCTCTAGAAGCATCCTAAACCAGAAGGAATATATTATGAATGATGTGATGTTGTGGGTGGAGAAATACCGTCCCAAAACTATCAGTGAGTGTGTTCTCACTGATGACTTAAAGAAAACCTTCCAGACATTTGTAGATGAAGGACACATTCCAAATCTACTTTTATCTGGTGGGCCAGGTGTCGGTAAGACAACTGTTGCAAAAGCAATGTTGAATGAACTCGGCGCCACCTATATGATGATTAACGGTTCAGAGGAATCTGGTATTGACGTTCTTAGAAACAAGATTAAGAACTTTGCAAGTACTGTCTCTATGGATGGTAACCGTAAGTTCGTAATCTTGGATGAGGCAGATTATCTTAATCCTCAATCTACACAGCCTGCGTTGCGTGGATTTATTGAAGAGTTCCACAAGAACTGTGGTTTCATCCTAACCTGTAACTTCAAGAACCGTATCATCGACCCTTTGCACAGTAGGTGCTCTGTTATTGAATTTCGTATTCCATCATCAGAGAAACCTAAACTTGCTGGTGAGTTCTTTCATCGTGTACAAGATGTTCTTACAACAGAACAAGTACAGTTTGAACCAAAGGCAGTTGCTGGTGTCGTAGAGAAACACTTCCCAGATTGGAGAAGAGTTCTAAACGAACTGCAAAGGTATTCGGCATCTGGTATGATTGACAGTGGAATTCTTGTCAATATCTCAGAAACGAATATGAAGGACTTGACAACTTTCCTTAAAGAGAAAGACTTCAAGTCTATTCGTAAATGGGTTGCAAACAACCTAGATAATGACCCTGCTCGTGTGTATCGTAAAATTTACGATTCATTGTATGATGAAGTGCAACCACAAAATGTACCTCATCTTGTTCTCGCAACAGCAGACTACTCCTACAAATCTGCCTTTGTCGCTGACCAAGAAATCAATATGCTTGCTTTCATGGTTGAAGTTATGACACAGGTGAATTGGAAATGAGTGGGTACGAGTTAAAACATTATCTAAAATCTCTCAATGAAACAAAGGAGAATCTGATGGAATCAGATGACCCTATGTGGGAGAAGAAGTACTCACCGTTCATCATTAACAAGTGTCTGGCACCGTTCAACGATACCATCATGCTTGTTAATGAGATGAACATGAGACACCACCTTGATTCAAAACTCCAATATGATTTTTTACTAAATACTATTAGGTCTAAGAAACGGTATGCACCTTGGGTAAAGGGTGACAAGTTGAAAGATTTAGAGTATGTAAAAGAGTATTTTGGATATAGTAATGAAAAAGCAAAAGCCGCTCTCAAACTACTTGATAATGAACAAATTAATACTATCAAAGATAGTTTGAATAAAGGTGGAAGAAAATGACAGAAATTGATTGGCATCCAGAAGCGATGCTAGAAGTGAAATTAAAAGAACCAGATGACTTCTTAAAGGTTCGTGAAACACTATCAAGGATTGGTGTTGCATCTCGTAAAGAGAAAAAACTATATCAGTCCTGCCACATTCTACACAAACAAGGAAAGTACTATATCGTACACTTCAAAGAATTGTTTGCTCTAGATGGCAAGGGTACAAACTTTAACGAAAATGATATATCAAGACGTAACTCTATCGCTAGTTTACTAGGGGATTGGGGACTGATTGAAATCATGGGTACTGCTGAACCTAAAGCACCATTGTCACAAATCAAAGTGATTGCATTCAAGGAAAAAAATGAGTGGGCGTTAGAGACTAAATATAACATAGGTAAAAAAAGAGAAGCTTAAATTGACACAATCTTTTTCAAAATTCATTACAGAAGAAAAAACTGATGGAAACTATAATGTAGTAATTCTTTCAGTTGAATCAGGCGATGTACGAAAGAACACTGCTGATAAATTTGAAAAGGAAGCAAAGAAACTTGGATTAGGTGTTATACTGTGTGATTTCAAAAATGCATCTTTAATATTTGATGATGGTAAATACATTATTAAGAGTAAAGAAGACAGTATGCAAGTCAGTTCTAAAGATACTGTAGTTTTTGTTAGAGGTACACCTACACGAGATAGTCACCTAGACATGATATCAGAACTAGAACGAATTGGTATAACTTGTATTAACAGTAGAACCACTATTAGTATTTGTGCTGATAAGTATCGTAGTTATGTTCGTCTAAAAGATTTCAGACTAGACCAACCAAAGACAGTTCTACTTCCATCAGAAAATGATATTGACGCTGCAATGGAAGAGTTAGATTCTAAGTTTCCTATTATTCTAAAAACACTTAGAGGCGCTGGTGGGGTTGGAGTTTTATTTGTAGAATCAAAACGTGCATTGGATTCATTGGTGCAGTTGATTTACAAACAAGACCCTGATACAGATATTCTCATTCAAGAATATATTAAAACTGATGGTGATATTCGTGTACTTATAGTTGGTTCTAAAATCATAGGTACAATGAAACGAGAAGTTGTTGAAGGTGATTTCAGAAGTAACTACACACAGGGTGCTGGTGTTAAGAAATATGATTTATCAGAAGAAGAAATCAGACAGTGTTTGATTGCCGCAAAAGCAGTCGATGGTGATTTTGTTGCAGTAGATTTTATTTCACATAAAGGTAAACCACACTTCTTGGAAGTGAATAGTTCGCCAGGCACAGAAGGTGTAGAAGAAGCAAACTCTGGACTGAATGTTGCAAAAGAAGTTCTAGAGCATTATAAAGAATCAAAAAACAGATACACTGTTCCTATCAGATGTGGATTTCACGAGATGGTTGATATCAAACCTTTCGGTGAAGTTGAAACTAAATTTGATACAGGAAACAGTGCTTACTCAGTTCTTCATGCTGAGGATATAAAAATTAATGGTAGTAAAATTACATTCACTACGTTTGGTGGACAGACCCTAACTACTAAACTTGTGAAAGATTATAAAGCGAGAACTGGTGGCGGTGTTGATAAAAGGCCAGTCGTTCAGTTGGAAGTTGAATTCATGGGACACACACATCAATTGATGTTTGGTCTTGATGATAGAAGTAAAAGAGGAACTAGTGTTCTTCTAAATAGATTTGCCATGACGGAGATGAATGTTATGGTAGACCCCCAGAAGAAATTGATTATTACAACAATGAAAGGCGAAAATAATGACACTACTGGAAGCGATTAAACAACACAATGAAGGTAAGATTGCATTGCATAAAGCAAACATTGCAGTATACTTAAAGAACCCTGCTGGTATTGGAGAGCATTCTGATATTGCAGAGGCGGTGGAATCTGAACTTACTAAGATTGCACATTCCCAAGATATCATAGATATGGTGAACCAACACTTCACCACGGAAGAACAAATTTCACTTTTCTCTTGACACTGCCCTCTTTTTGTTATATAATGAGTACAGTTGATAAGAGGAAAAGTCTTGAATTTCTACACACACATCGCCCAATGGGGCAACCAATTACTTGTTCGTGCCGTAAAGAATGGTGTTCGTTCTAACTTCAAAGTTAAATACGAACCCACTCTCTACTATCCTGTGGGGAAACCCACAGGGTGGACAACTCTAGAAGGCAACCACGTTGCACCAATGCCGTTCCTTTCTATTAAGGACGCAAAGGAACATTTACAACAACGAGAGAATCAACCACACCTAGTGTATGGTATGACCTCGTTCCCATATACCTATCTCTCAGAAACTTATCCAAATCAGATTGAATATGACATTACCAAAATGCGTATTGTCACAATCGATATTGAGGTTGAGTGTGAGAATGGTTTCCCTAATGCAGACCAAGCAGCAGAACCAATGCTGTCTATTACTATCAAGAACCATGATACTGGACGTATCAAGGTTTGGGGTTTGCACGACTACAAGAATGATAGAGAAGATGTTCAGTACATTCAATGTGCAACTGAACGTGAACTTCTTGCACAGTTTCTTGCTTGGTGGGAAAGTGACCACCCAGACGTAATCACTGGTTGGAATACCGAGTTCTTTGATATTCCCTATATCTGTAACCGTATCAAATCCCAAATGGGTGAAGATGCCATGAAGCGTTTATCACCTTGGG